ACTTGTTAACCGTTCTGCGACCGAAGATGCTAGGGTCTGCGATGCACTTGTGCATCTCATCTGGCGTAAACTCCCACTCTTGACGGATGCGTTTGATTGCAGCCACCTGTTCGTCAAGCGAGAACTCTTTGCGGTAGAAGCCATCGCATATGATGACGTGCTTGTCAGGAGTGACGAATGCAAGCGTGTAGCAGGATGGCTGTGCTTGTCCGTAGTCATATCCTTCGATCCAGTTGGGCTGGTAGTGTGTTTCGATATAGCCATCAAGTAAAGCTCGTATATTTCCTTCTTGAAGTAGATGTACGGAGTTGTCGAATTGAGGGTAGACCAAGCCTTCATAAGCGACCCATCGTCCGAGCAAGAAGCGGTCACGTTGCTGGCCTGAGTACATCGTCTCAAGCGTTGCAATGAAGTCGCCACCTTCTGCTTCATGTACGTGACGAAGTTCATAGGTGCTGCCTTCTACAACCTCGATCAGTAGCTGTGGCTTGCCATCATCACCTAGCACCGGCTTGCGATCTACATCACGCACGCATATGAGTTCTTCAGTGACGATGCCGCTGTTCAAGTACATCTGCAGCGGTCTTACTAACTTGGTGTACACCCAATTGCCGGTTGGATTGCATGTCAACATCATCCAACGTGGGCCGGTCACTGGCATGTTAGGATCATCGCCTGCATATCTAGCACGACCACGCAAGCGACCGAACAAGTCAAGGAAGTCCTTATGTGTTATCTCTGGGTCTTCTACTTGATCGACGATGACCCAATCAAATGTTGCAGATAGGAGGTTGCTGCTAGAGCTTTCAGTCTTTGTACCTTGCTGCGCGATGTATCTGAAGTAAATGCTTGTGCCATTCTTGAGATGACAGATGTTGTCACCGTTTTGTCCGACGCTGAAGCTGACGATCCACTTTGGAGGACACCACTTGATGAACTCTTTTCTGATGGTGTCGTTGAGCTTGGGATAAGTAGAGCGTGAAATAAGTCCAGTTGAACCGGGGTACTTGTCTGCAAGTTGCAATGCTTTGATGACGGCTGCTGTTGTCTTGCCATTGCCGAAGCCTCCACCGTATATCTGCACCTTCGCAGTGGATTGTAGAAAGCGATCCTGCAAGCTGCCTTCTTTAAGCAGCAACTCAGGACGTTCAGCTACATGCGTAGCTTTGACACGTGGCGGCATTAGCGGATGTTTGTCTCAACCCACGCAGTTGTGCTACCAGCAGCGAGTGAGCGGTATACGTTGCCAGTTACTGTGTCACCGTACATCTGCCCTGCATACGCTGATGCTACTGCTGGATATGCAGTGCCTGTAAGCGTTGGTGTGTCGTATGCACGATCAACTTCGCCGTAGAAGCCGTTAGCCTTGATGCCTTGATCGTCTTTGTTACGTACGATTGCCATTGTTGTCATCCTTCACAATGTGAACGCTGATGTCCTTCGCGTCTACGTCAATCGTTGGCATCTGCTTAGGCTTCGCCACTTCGCGTATGTGACGAATAGTCAGGCCGCCCTCTAATGAGTGACGATGCTCTAGCACCTGCTTCGGTGAGAAGCCGCCGCGGTCGAGCATGTTCATGAGGATGCGAGACTTAGTAGCAGGACGTGTCTCTATGTCTTCAAGCAAGTCCTCTAGGCCGTCGAGCGCTTTGCCAGACATAGCGTCGATGCGCTTCTGCACATCATCAGCAGTCAGCGAAGCGAGGTTGTCTTTGATCAATATGTCAAGCTGCTGGAATAGCTGCAGCCCTTTGATCATGTCTACTTGTGACAGCTTCAAGCCAGTGGCGTCAGCTATCTCAGCGTCGTTGATGCCAAGAGTGAAGTATAACCAAACGACGCCAGCAGTAGTGACAGCTTTACTGTCAGCAGGAAGATCAACAAGACCGCGCCGCACAGCACGATTATTACGATCACGTCCACGGACTGTTGCAGCTTGTGGAGTTTGTTTGAACTTGTTTGTCTGCTGCTGAATAACGGCTTCAGGCGACGTAGTTGGCAGTATTGCCTGACCCGTCTTAGTATCAATGATAAGACCATTGGCGAGTGGTAAGTCTGTCATTGTTACCGCGCACGCTTGGCCTGCAACAGCTTCATGATTGCAGCGTCTTGACCCTGTGATGGTGCACCAGCGCGTGGCTGCTTCAAGCCTGCAGGGCCTTTCATCTTGCTGAAGTTGGGAGTGCCACGCATCTGCGGCGCAGGACCGGGTGCACCTTGCATCACTGATGCACTCACTACATCATCCATCGACGGCTGTTGTGGTCCTCCACGCGGGGGCATAGGTGCTTCTCCTTCAGCGACGGGTTCTACATCAGGTGCAGCTTCTGCAGCTTCGTCTTCAATAGGTGCGGCGGATGCTGTGTCGGGAGGAGCGCCGCTGTCATCAACATCCGCCGCTGCGCTTGCTTCACCCTCTGATTGCTCGCTCTCAGCGGGCATGCCAGCGCTAGCTCCTGCACTCTGATCCATCCAAGCGGCGGCCTGTTGTACTTCTTCAGGCGACACATCAAGACCCATCATTGACAATGCACGTGCAAGGTTCTCAGGGTCTTCAGCGAGTGTCTTCAACACCATGATCATGCCTTCAGGCGTTGTTGCGCCTTCTTGCATGGCAAGCTGTTGCTGCTGCTCACCGGACAGATCAGAGATTTGCATTGTCGCTCCTACGACTTGTTGACAGTACCCAAGAAGCCACCGCCGCTGTTACCTGACTTCTCCACTGGATACGGATTAGGTGCCCATGTTGGTGTCATCTGTGCTTGGAACACTTCACGATCTTGAATAGTAGTCACACGCTTTGGCCAGATGACAAAGTCAGCAGTAGGACGTTGACCACCTTGGTTCATGCCATCAGCTTGCACTGCTGCGACCTGTTTAATCTTCAGGTCTACTTCAGACACACCGATAGCGCCTGCTGCAAGTGCACGGCCAAGTTCACCGAAGTACTGACCACCTACCGAATTGGTAAGACGTGCTACACTGCGCATCGTCGATGTGCTTTGCTGCATCAGCGTGTGAGGTGCTACGTTGTTAGGGGTCATATGACCGTCCCAACCGCCTGCCCATGCTGGCATTGTGTGTCCTCCTACATTGTGCAAGGATTGCCTTATCTTCGGCCATAGCACAAAAGCGCGTAGTTGTCAATGACTTACACCGCAGTGTATACGCTGTATACACCTACGTATAAGTGACGACCCCCGGCGCGATAGCGCCGGTCCTTGTGCTCGCTGCAAGTACGTTGCAAGTGACGAGTTCTCACTACTTGCATCTGTATTACACATGTGCTATACTACTTACGTTGTGTTGTAGACATGGTGACTTCAACGCCTGTAGTAGATGCTCTCACAAGGGGCAAATACTGCAGGCGTCTTTTTTACATACTCATTGAGTTTATGTACTACACCCAAGTACTACATATAGCCCATATACGGCACGCTGCTGCCAGCAAGCGACGACGATTTCACGTGCACATATAGTGGATGTCGCTGCTCCTCCACGCTCGCCGCTGCTAGTGCAGTGCTACGTGTTTTCCTTTGGTGGGGGAGCACCAGCCCGCCATCGCGCAACGCTGCGCAGATGCGAGTGAGTTGCATTCACATATAGCCTGCACACTGCGGCGCTAATGTACACCGCTGCAATGTGGAATGACCGCTTGCGAGGCGGCCGCTGTATACGCTGTATACATGCGCCGCGCAGTAGGTTGCATCAGCGTGATATACACTTGTGCACTGCACCATATGCATTCATCAATTTTATGAATATGGTCGCTGATGCGTTTCTAGCGTCAAGACATAGCAAGGTAGCTGCCGCGCTATAGCTCACCAGCGGCTGCGGCTGTGAGAATGCGGGCCATGTAAATGAGAACACATGGTGCACATGTTATGGAATATCTAGCCACTTATCCACAGGCATGGTTGTATATGTGGCGCATGCAACGCGATGTGCTGACGGCGCCGCGTCGACCATGCCGCACCGTCGCGACTATTCGAGTGCATGCGTCGCGTATGCCTGACGGTATGAGGCTATATGTGAGGCTGTATACGCGGTATACATCAGGCCGTTGTGCCTGTTTTACATGGTCACATATACATGCGACGCAATGTCGCTTGCATCTGTATTAGCTTCATGTACACTGTGCTTAGTTGGATGGGCTTGGAACACGAGCACCTGCGGTGCAGGCGGCGCTTCCCGGTTATCTCACCGACAATCGTGCCGCTAGTTTCAAAGCGCCGCGATAGCCCTACGCGCAACAGGGCAACGCTACGTGTTGCGGGTTCATGAGACTAATGCCGTTGCCCATGCGGAACATGGGCACAACACAACGTGAAAGATACAAACCATGTCTAAGCCACAGAACAGCGCTAAGCCGAATGTGTCTTCATTCGGTGATTACTTCCTCTCACTCGCCACCATGTCCAGCAAGTTGAGCGCTGGTGCAGTCGGCGGTGCGCACTTGTTTGGCGATAGTCTCAAGTTGCTGCGCAATGAGTTGGCTCATGCACGTAAAAAGGACAACGATGAAACCGTCCGCAATACGTGCCTGAAGTCGTGGCGCAGCACGCCAGCCGGTGAGACGTTCGAACGTGAGAAGGTTGCGCTTAGCAAGATAGACCCCAAGGTGCGCAGCGATGTGCAGAAAAAGAGGGTTAAGCAAATGCGCCTTGAGGAAAACAATGTCGCGCTGCAAATGGAACGTGCATGTGATGCTTTCACAGGCATGGAGATACTGCGGCAAACACGTATCGTGAACGTCGTCGAAGTTACGGAAGGATCGGGCGTGTTCGCTTGTTTCGTCCGCAGTGAGAAGACGTTGAAAGAAATGCAGAACGTGGAGTTTACCGCTACCATGCTGCAATCGGTGCCTAATCACGTGAAGTACATCACCGATAAGACTAGCACAGCCGACATTGCTGCTAAGGTGTCAGGCGGTGCAGGCCGTAAGGGTAAGGCAGGCAAGAAAAAAGGCGGTAAGACTGAACGCATTGCACCGTCTGCACTTGCTCCCGCGCTGGAGGCTATTGATGTTAGCGTTGCAGCTATCATCAAGGATAGCGGCCAAGGCATTGCCGCCGGTCCTGATGCTAACAACGCTCTTCATCGCTTGTGGGCGCGGTTCGATGCACTCATGACTGATGCGGAGAAAGACGCGGCACGCGCTGCATACGCGGCGCTTGGCGTGAAGGAGAAGGCAAAGGCGGACAAGGCTAAGGGTAAGCAAGCGCCCGCAGCCGCCTAACACCGCACACCGTACTACATGCGGCGCATGCTTCACGGCATGCGCCGCATCTCTTTGTCTTCAAACAACGCAACATAGAAAGTCTCAACATGTCTCAAGTCATACATCAGTCCCCACAAATGGTATGCATAACCATCCATTGGTCGGCAATGAAGGCGCAATGGTACACCGAATGCACGGTTAATCGTGCACGCTACTGCAGCGACTTTTATGCATCGCTGCAGGACTGCATCACCTATGCGCGCTACGCTGTGGGCGATGCTTACAACGTCTCTCCCGTCGATCAGGAACGGTATGACCACAATATGGCCATGCATGCCGCTGGTATCGCTATCCCCCGCGCTAACTTCAAGGTGCTGTGATGTTCAATCATATCGCAGCCTACCACCGCGAACGCATGTGGGCGCACCGCATGCTGAATGATGACCGCAACGCGGCGCTGCATAGTCGCGCCGCGTTCATGTACCTATGCCTCATGCAACGCATTGCCGTATGGGAGAAACGCGGCTGGCACATTCCTGATAACGCATACGGCCTGCGCCTCATGATGGAACGCGACGGCCGATAGCCTGCACACTACATAGCGCCGCATGCCTCACCGCATGCGGCGCTTTTTTTGTGCCTGCGTTCTAGGCTGTGTACAGCGTATACATCAGCCGCAGTGAACAGAAAGAGAACGAAGGAAGAAAGCGTGCAGCAAGCACGCGCCCGCAACAGGGCGACTGCTCGACTGCTCGACGTGTGTGCCACATGTAGCGTGCCATGCGCATGTGTATACAGCGTATAGTGTTACTACACTGGCACTTGCATCTGCATATAGATGTGGTATAATGGCGGTATACAACAAGAGGAGATACAACTAACAGATGTGACTAACTTGGGCTTGGCCATATTGGCCATTGCTGTATACGCCGTATACACACAACAACAGGAGCTACACTATGAATACGCTTGTTCGCATAAGCGACGTTGAGAAGAAGGCTAACGAGATTGGCCTACGCTTTGAAGATAGCAACTTCATGTACAAACACGTACCCGCGCTGTTTGCTACAACTGCACATCCCAACATGAGCCAGCGCTACGCATTCACCAACACGTACGACATCCTCATGCACATGCATCGCCGTGGCTTTGGCATCACCAGCGTCATGGGTGGTACATCAATGTATAACAAGGTCATGGTGCGTATGCGTAACCCTGACTATGGTAGCAAGAACGGCGATGCACCTGAGTTCCTTGTGCTTGATAGCCATGATGGTACATCACCTATCAAGCTATTGTTGGGCTTCATCCGCGGTGCATGCTTGAATGGCTGTATAGCTGGCGACATGCTGTATGCACGCTCATTCCGTCACACCGCGCCTGACTTGATGGATCAAATCTATCTCGAACTGCGTGACATTGACACTCACGTACGCGCGCTCGTCGCTCGCATCGACGCTATGCGTGGCTATAAGACAACCATCGGTGAGCAACTTGTGCTTGCAGATGCTGCCATCAAGGCACGCTATGGTGATGATAAAGACGCATCGTTCATTGCTGACATGCGTAAGCTCGCTCTCAATGTACGCCGTACTGAGGACAAAGAGACTGACCTGTACACCATCATGAACGTAGTACAGGAGAACATCATCCGCGGTGGCTTAGCGTACGTGAACAGCAATCGTCGCTTACAGCGCATGCGTACAATAGGCGCAGTAGATCGCAACCTGCACATCAATCAACGCATCTGGCTTGAAGCTGAACGCATCATGTCACATGCTCTTGAGGTGGAAGCATCATACGACGAAGTGGTGGATGTCGAATAGCGACGCTTGCTGTTCGCTTCGCTCACAGCAAGCGCAGAACCCGGCCCTAGCGGGCCGGGGATTGCTGTTGTGGTGATGTATACAGCGTATACAAGGGGACGAAGATGCTTGCTCAAACATGGCTACATGGCCATCATGTGCGTACTAAGTACGACAAGTACTTAACCTCACGCTTGGCTATTCCAACCTCGTTCAACAAACACAGCAGCGTCGCTGTGCTTAACAACATCGCAGAGCGCATTGTCTTCACTGACGATGTGCCCTCGTTGTTGTATCAGATGTTCGACAACAAGCAGATCACATATCAGGGCATGTTGCAGACTGTTCGCTTGCCCTATGATT